TGGTTGATGAGTTTCACTTCCGGCACTTCGACGCCAGCCAGCGCATACAGCTTCGTTGCCACCAGTTCGTTCTTCGCGACCTTCTCGCCACCGGCCGGGAACTTGACATACCACTTCTGGCCGCTCTTATCGGTGTACGTGCCGCCCGGGTTATAGCCGCCCTGCGGACCTACCTGCGTCCAGTCATCCACGGACTCCGTAGCGGCCGGCTGAGCCGTTCCCATGACCTTCTGAGCCTTGGGTACGGCCTTGGGCGCAGCAGACTCGCCACTGCCCACTGCGCCAGCGCCAATCACGGCGTCGTGCAGTTGCTTGCCGTATTGCGCGAATGCGAGCGCTGCCGGGCCGTGCGCCTGCTCAGTCGGACTCAGGGCAATAAGCCCGTTATATTTGACCTTGCCTTCCGGCGTGATCGACAAAACCTTACTGAGGCCCTCTGCGCCCTGTGTGGCCGCGACGAGGTTCATGTTTTTGATGTGGTTCTTCAGCTTGACCGAATTCTTACCGGTAATCTTTGGCACCTTCAGGCCAGCGACGATCTTCGCTGCTTCGGGCCCAGTCTTCGCGGCAGGCTCGTCACCGCCCACCTTCACCCAGTGCCCGTTCTTCAGCACGAGCATGCCGTCAGCGCCGCGCTTCGTGTCGCCTTCCTTGGGCCCAGTCGCCGCGGCGGCTGCCTTATCCGGAACCTCAACGGTGATCGTGTCCGAGTTTTGGTGGACATAGCCGTTATTCTGCTTCTCGGCAATCAGCTTCGACTGCGCTTGGTAGGCAGCCAGTTCCGTGCTGAATTCCTTCGTGCTAACCGAGCCCTTCGAGCCGATCTTCCCGTAGTGCACGCGCATTGCATTGCCGACTACAGAGACGCCCCAAAACTTGTTATGCCCCTCTTCGGTGTTGTGATAGAGATGCTGCGTGACGTTTTTCTTCACCATCGGGACGGCAGCCGCTGGCGCGGCCTTTCCTTCGAGATGCGCGATCGCCTCGGCTGCGTACTTCTCCAGCTTTCCGAAGTTGGTCGCGGCGGGTTGCCCCGCGCCAATCATCGTCGCTTGGTCCATCAGCCCCTGGAGGTTGCCCGCGTTCAGTTCCTTCTCGATCTTGTCCGCAATCTGCGAGGATGTAATCGAGGAGAGTTGCGGCTTTACGGGCTTCGCGCCGGGCTCAGTCGGCTTCACGGATTCGGCGACCTTGGCTTCGAGCGTCGCGATGTGCTTCGCGGCATAGTCAGCCGTCGGGCCCATGCCTTCCTTCGTCGTGTAGGCGTGGATGTCCTTCAGCGTTTGCAGGTCACCCTCTTCGAGCGCCTTATCGGCGTCTTCCTTCAGCCCCGCATCTACGCCCTGGTGCGCAGGCATCGGCGTTTCGCCCTTCGCCTTTTCGCCAGTCTTCCACTCGTACAGCGCGGCGGCATAGTCCTTCAGCTTCGCCATTTCGCCATCGGCACCGGCAAGCGTCGCCATCTTTTTCAGTTCTTCGAGGAGGCCGCTTTCAGCCCACTCCGCGACGGCCTTTGCCGCCTGCTTGTAGGCGGGATCAAGGTCATCAGGAATGGCAGGCGCGGCTCCCTTGGCCTTCGGTGCGTCAGGATTTTCAGCAGGCTTAGCCTCTGCGGAAGCGGCAACCACCTTTTGCGGCTCAGCAGCGGGTTGGGGCTTGGTCTCAGCAGCAGGAACACCCTCACCTGTCAGCGCGGCGTGGCCGCCCATTTTCTGGCCCGGCGTCACCGTGTGCTTAGAGCCCATGGCGGCCAGCGCTTCGTTCGCGAGCTTCGCGGCCTGCTTGCCGTACGTGTGCGTCGGATAGCCGTGATTCAGGATCGACTTTTCATCGCCCGTAATCAGCGCGTGCGCAATCCCGTCCAGCTTCTTTTTCTGGCCGGGCGTGATGTGATGGTCGGCGGGCAGCTTTGCCTTTGCGGCTTCGATCTTGTCGATAACCGCAGCCTTTGCATCGTTCGACGCTCCGAGATCCTTGCCGGTCTGCCCCTCGGGTTCCGGCTTCGACTCAGGCGTGGGTTCATCCTTGGGCTCAGGAACGGTCTCTGCGACCTCCGGCTCCTCTTTGGCCGCAACTACCTTCGGCGGCTCGGCGGGAGCCTGCTGCGGGGCTTGCTGCTGCTTCGGATTGGCTGCCTGCCAGTCGAACCACTGCTGACCGAACGCCTCCTCCTTTCCTGCCGCCTTGAATTCCGCCTCAAACTGAGCCTGCTTAGCGACCGGCAGCGAATCGAACGCCTTCCATTCGCCAGGCGTCGGCTTCTCGCCGGCGAGGAGTTTCTTTTTCAGCGAGTTGGCGCGCGAGAGCATCGATGCCTGGCTCTGGATCGCCGTCGCCTCCTTCAGGACGTGAGCCACCTTGTGATCGTGTGGCATCGCATTGAACCAGTCCTTTTTGGACAGCTTCTTATGCGCTTCCTTTTCGGTGTAGTTGCCCTGCCCTGAGACGGCCTTATGCTCGTCGTGGTCGGTCGAGACATTGACCATGGCGTAGTGGCCTTGCACCACCTGCCCGTTGCGCTTCGTGAAGCCCGGAATCCAGACCTGTTTCTTCGTCACCGCCTTCATGAAAAGAAGGACGGGCTGCCGTGCGTGAATGTCGTTCATGAGCACCCCATTTGAATATGGGAAGCATGGCGTCACGATCACGCGGTACAGCAATGAAAAAAGCCCCGGGGTTGCCGGGGCCTTGGTTACCTGATTGGTAGCTGCTAGATAACTATCCGATTGCCACGTGAGCCGATACCTCATCAGCAATCACGTCAAAGCAGGCGCGCAACGTGTCGAAGTCCTTCGTCTTTCCGAAGATCATTTGGCGACCGTTCTTAATCGCCGTCGCGAGCGTCTCTTTGCTCACCGTGAGCGGGCGTAGTTCCATGTTGCCGGGCGTGCCGACTTGGACAATCGGAGCGCTCTCGGACTTAGCATCGCTCGGCGTTTCTGGAGCGAAGTAGCTCAGAGCGCCCTCTGCGAAGTTGGCCCATTCGAAGCACGAGTTATCGCGGTTCCAAAATGCGCACTGCACGAGGTCGCCGATGTTCGTCACCGTCATCTTAGGCGCGTGGCGCATGCCCTTCAGTGCAACGGTGTCGCCCGCAGCCAGAACGTGAAAATCAGGCGGCAGTTGTGCGCGCTCGGCTTCCAGTTGATTGATGCGCTTCTCGGCTACCGCCAGATCGCGAACGTACTGCTCGTTCGCGGCGCACAGTTTCTTATTGTATTCGTCCGTGATGCGCCATGCAGACTGCTCGCGATGGAATTCAATGATGGAAGTGCGCTGGTTTTCAATGCGATCGCGCAGTTGGCGCTCACGTGTTGCGGCTTGCGTGTCCGGATGCGCAGCGAGTGCATTCATCAGGCTCTTGACGTTGAGCGCCAGCCTCTCGTTCTCTTCCTGATAGCGCCCAATGCTCTCGCTCTGCGTTTCATTGCGGAGCGTCAGCGCCTTTATTTGCTCAACGGCCTCGTCAAGATCGGCTTGGAGCGCCGTGACGCGCTGCTTCATATCAGCGCGCTCAACGATACGCTCTTGCTCAACGCCAGCGGCGCGCTCGCGGATGGCAACCACGGCATTGTTCGCAGCCCTCACGTCCAATTCGAGCGAGTCACGCTTGCCCTTCACGGCGTTGTAACGTTCTTCCCACGTGAGGTTTGCCGCGCGTTCGTTGTTCAGACGCGTATTCAGACGCTGATTTTCGTCAGCGAATTGCTTGTTCGCGGCACGGACCTCGCCGTCGAGACGATTCAGTTCAACATGCTCAGCAACGATTTGCTCAACGTCGCGCATGAAGTCAACCAGCGGGAACGTCGCCGCGATTATCGAGCCGCACCTGTCGAAAGAGTAGTCCTTCGTGCGGTTCTCATACGCCGCGAGATTTATTCCGACCTTCTCAACGTACGTTGCTCGCACGCCGAACGTGCCCTTCATGATGGCGTCAATCACCGCCGCGAACTGCACGTCATTCAGAAGGCGAACTTCATTCAGCACGCGGTCCAACTTTGAATTTCCTGACATTCTTTCTCACTCTGAAGTTATAAACCGTCCTGCCTCTAGCCGGATGCCGCCCGCGCATTTCAGGCTCGCGCGGGTCGAAGAACAAAACGCACCAGTGCAGGTAGAGCAGAAACGGGTTCATGAATTGACTCGATCTGTGCCAAACGCAGAACTATACGCGCAGAAAATCCGCAGTCAAGCGCCCACCAGCTTTTTAATTTGCTTCATCGCCAGCTTGCCCGTCTTGTAGCAACCCGTGTCCACGTAATAGACGTTTCCAAGGCTCGTGACGCGCTCTTGAGGGGTATGACCCACGATTACCGCGTGGATGCCCGTCACGGGGCTGATATCGGACCGCTCATGCCTTCCGCGCGCCCACATTGCCGTGCCGCGAATGGCGTCCGCACGCAGAATCGTCTGGTTCGGGTCAGGCAACTGCGAATCCCGGAACTTCTGCCAGTCATCGAACGGACAGTCGGCATGCACGATGCCCACGCGGCGGCCACCGCCAATCTCCACTTCCATGGCGATCGGCATGAACGTCATGATTAACGCGTAATCCATGCGCTCGTGCGGCATCTTGCCAATCATCCATGCCCCGCCGATCCCCGCATACCAGCCGGTATCGCTAAGCTTGCCGGTCGCGAACAGAATGCCGGCGTCCTCGTGGTTGCCCATGACGGAAAAGAACCACGGCTCATCGAGCAGCGCAAGCGCGCCCTCGGAGTTGGGGCCGCGGTCTACCAGATCGCCGGTCGCAAAGATGCGGTCAACCGTCGGGTCGAACCTCTTCTCGTCCATGCGGCGATAGAGCACATCCGGACAGCCGTGCAGATCGCCAATGACGAAGTCGCGCCCGCGCGTGTTCTCCTGGTGGACCGGGATCATGCCGTGAGGCCCATATAAAAGCCCACTGCCCAGCCAAAAAATACGGTGAGGGTCCAGCACACTTCCGGCGACAGATGGCTCATGCGCAGCCCCGCTCGCTCAGCACCGCGGCGTTTTCGTCCTCGTGGCGCATTTCCTGCCAGCGCTGCAGCGTGTCGATCGCCTCTTTAATGTCCGTTCCGATGTCCTTCCCGGCGCCGCGTCCGCCAGCCACCAGCAGCTTTTTGATAGCGTGGCCCAGCTTCTGGTCAGTGATATTGAACAGTTCGAGGATGCGGTAGATATCGACCTCGTCATACGGGCACTTTTTGAAGTAGTGCGAATGCTTGCGCTCAGTCAGATCGACGGTGGCGGGTTTGAAACTCAGGCCGGTATAGCGTGCGGGCTGCTCATCCTGACTGCACGCCTTGATATCGCCCGACAGCTTGATATCGCCAGTGATCGTCACCGAGCCCGTGGAAGCGATGCGGAGCGCCTGCTCAGTCAGCGTCTCGCCCTTCACGGTGCGCGGCTTGTCGTTCTCGTTCGCGTAGCTGGCCCTCGGCGCGTCGTTCAGGATGCGATCTAGCGCGCCCTTCACGCCATTGTTGGCGTTCAGCAGCGTGCCCGGCCCTACATTGGCAAGCGTATTGCGCATAGCTTCGAGTTCTTCGCGCTTCACCGCTACGGTGTCCGAAGACGCGCTTTTCTTTTCGGTCATGTTCAGAAGTGTTGTATGGCTAGATTCCGTACACGCTGTATGAGTGTGTACGGATACGGTCGATTTCGGATGACGTGGGCGAATGTAGGAGCGCATCAGCGCCGTCTGCGGGCTTGAGCATCCGCAGCAGGTGCTCTTTCCTTGCACCAAGCTATCGGAGCGCACCACGACGCTCTCAAGGCACTCACAGATGCACTCCCAATGCTGGCCGCGCCCCTTCGATCCTTCCGGGCGCGGCGCAGTGCCCACGACAAGCAAGCGCCCGAACGTTTTGCCAATGAGGCTTTTAACGTTCGGATGCATCCTTACATCCCCGTCCGGTCGAGTTGCTCGTACGGCACCGGCAACGTGATGATGTTCGGCTCGCTGCGCACCGGCAGCACCTTACCCGTCGTCGTCAGGCACATCAGCAGCGTTCCCTCGGACGTGGTCGGCGAATACACGCCACTCGGATCGGGCTGGCCCAGCACGGCGCTCGCAATGCCGCTATTGCCGGTCCACTTCCATTCGCTTTGCATCGGGTTCGTGAACTGTGTTGCTTCGTTGAAGCCGTAGCCCTGCGAGCGGCAGAGCGGCGTCAGCTTGCCCGTGTACGCGGCTTGCGTGTACGAGTAGGTAATCAGGTTCGGCTGGTCGAAGGCTTCGATGATGGCCTTCAGTTGCTTCTTCTGATTGAAGTTGGTGATGATCGGCATGCCGACCGTCATTTGCGACTCGCGCGTGATCTGCGCCTGCGCTGCCTGTTCGCGCTGATTCGCGGTCGGCGCTGTCTGGTCGTCGCACGATTCAGCGGTCAGGACGAAGAAGCCACCGAGAGCAAGAGCGGCGATGGCGATAGGGCGGCGATAGTGTTTGAGGTTCATGTATTAGCGAAGGGATTGGACAAACGATTGAACATCGGAAGGGAACGGGCAAGCGTCGCTGTTTTGGGATTCGGCGTCTTGCAACACGCGTTGACGAATGATCGTCTTGCCTGCCGCATCAGCAGTGCCGTACTGGTCCTGATACTGGCGAATCTCGCGCGCCATGCCGTCGCTGTGCGATTGCGAGCACTCGAACGTGTTGTGGCGCACTTGCTCCTCGCGAGGGGCATAGTGAGCGTTCGCGCGCAGCGCAATCTCGCGTCCGCCGATGGTCAGACCCGTGATGAAAAGCACGATGCCTGCGACGGCCAATACTGCTTTAATGAGATCCATAGTTCCTTTTGTAGTTAGTAAAGTGGGAATGGTTCGTCCAGCATCCAGTCGATCCATGCGAGGCGGTCCGCGCGATACTGCGAATCGGAACGCTCGCTGAATCCGTTCTTTTCTTGCCAGCACGTCAGCGTGTAGTTCTCGCCCAGCGCGTGGATGACAAACATTTTCAGTTCACGGCACTCGGCATGCAGGTTCGCGTTCCGGCCTTCCACGTAGTCAAGCGCGTGACAAATGAAGTCCACGCGACGGTCCTCCAGCGCAATACGCGCCATTGCCAGGACCTTGCGTTTGTTCGGAGTCAGCATTGCGGAGCCTCGTAAATGACCTTGTAGGCGACGATGTCGCAAGGGCCGCCGCTGTCACGCAAATACCTATCGCGCAGCTTCTCCCAGTGATCCCAGCGGAACGTGTCAGCCGGTCGTGGGTCGGGCTCCGTGCCGTTGCGAAAGCGGACCTGCACGCGCTCGCTACCAATCAACGGCTGCAGGCCGCCCTTGTGCTCGGTCCACGGCTCATCCAGAAGCCAGTCGAGCCACGCAAGACGCGCTTTCTTCATTGCGTCGCGGTCGCGCCACAGATGCGAGTGCTCATTGTCTTGGTCGCAAACCCAATCTTCCAATCCGAAGCGGTTTCCGATTGATTCGATAATGAAAAAGCGCAGGCGATCGCGTGCTTTCTTGACGGCCTCAACATGCGATTCCGGCCCGCGCATGAAATGGCATGACGCGTCATTGATCGCATAGCAAATGCGGAAATGCATGCCATCGGCAATGTGCTTGCGAGCACGCGTCAGGATCTCGCGCTCAATACGCGTCATTGCCATTACAGGCCACCTTGTTTCATGAAATAGATGGTTGCGCTCAGTGCGCCGCCGATCAGCGAGCCGACGATGCAGCCGGACATAAACTGCAGAAAGAAGCGACGGGCTTCCTCTTTGCGCTGTTTCAGCGACTTGCGTTCGAGGTTCATATGCGAGCCAATTTGTACGGGTTGCATTTGTTCGGGCACTGCCCGGCGACCCAATGAGTTGCGCACCAGAAGCAGCGCGGCGGATGCGAGTTCGTATTGAGAAGCCGGGAAAACACGCTTACTCCTCAATCACCACCGGGAAAGCGATTGCCAGAAGCCCCCATGAGTTGTGCTTCGAGTTGCTGATCGCGCCAGCCTCCTCATCGAACGCATACGCCTTGGTTCCCTTCGGGCCTTCGCCACCAACGTCGCCAGCGTGGTCGTAGACATTCACGTACACGGTGCGCTTGCGCGGAGCCATGAACAGGTCAGCGTCAAGTTCTTCGCCCTTTGAGTCCGAGCGGCCATTCAAAGCAAACCAATAGACCTGTCCGCCGATAATCGCGGCGCACGGGTTGATGCTCTTGTCAGATTTGAAGTGATGGAAGTCCAGAGCTTCGCGGCCATCGCGCGTCACCAACTTTTCGCCCGCAAGAGCGGCTTGAAGATCAAACGGTTTCACTGGGGTCCTTATTTCGGTACTTTCGGGTTGCATGAGCCGCACTGGTCCTTATGCGGCGCGTTGACTGATTGGCAGGCCGGGCACTTCCAGCCGGTCGGCACGGGGTCTTTCGGGGTTGCCTTCTGCAGGGCGTCTAATCCCTTCGGCAGTTCGTCAATACGAAACATTTCGCGTCTCCTGCAGCAGAATCCTCGGTACATCCTTGGTTTTTCTGCTGCAAGGACCGATCTTACTCTGCGCTTAACGCAGATTCAAGGGCTTTTTTGATTACGGCTGCTCGTTGTACTTCTGGCCGCAATGCGGGCACGTCGGACGGTCGTCATCACCCTTTTCGGCCTCTGGCGGGTCAATCTCAGGATCGATCAAGTCCTTCAGTTCGTCGTCCGAGAACCCCGTAATCTCCAGGTCAACGCCGAGCGCGCCGAGTTCGAGCACTTCCAGCTTCAGCACTTCGAGATCCCACCCACCGTTGAGCGTCAGCTTGTTGTCGGCAATGATGTACGTGCGCTGCTGCTCGTCGGTCAGATGCGAGACATCGAGGACCGGCACGCGCTTCAGACGCAAGAGCAACGCAGCCAGACGGCGCCCGTGCCCTGCGAGGATGCGATTGCCAGTGCCAAGAATGATCGGGTTCGTCCATCCGAACTCGCGTATCGAGGCGGCAATCTGCGAGACCTGCTCGTCCGAGTGCGTGCGCGCGTTTCGGCCGTACGGCACGAGGTCCGCGACGTTCGCCATGCGCGGCATGATTAATTCGATGTTGTCAGCCATGCGCGTGTTGCTCCAGTAATGTGGTGACTTGTTTGCGCCAGCGAGACAGGCCATGCCAGATGGTCGCGCGCAGATCGTTAGCGGCGAATGAGTTGACCGGCCAATAGAGATCGGCGTCCTCTACTTGGTCCCCCGTGCAGACGACGAGAAAGTCCACCAGCCAGTCCCGCGGCGCGGCCGGGTCCATCCATACCCATGCGTACGGAGAGCCGTCCTCAATGGCGATACGCGTCACCGATGAGCCAATCGGGAGCAGTTCGGTATGCACAACCCCGCGAGGACGAAGAAGGAATTTTTGAATGACCTTAGCCATTGATACGGCCCACGACGAATAAGCGATTTCCTGAATTCGGCGGCATCATCGGGTCATCGAATGAGCCCATCACTTCCGTGTTGTCGCCGTACGATTGACCCTCGCGCACGATTTCAACGACCCAGTAGACGGGCGCGCTGTATGAGCAAGGTCCATCGAAATATGCGTATGCTTGCTCACCCTCAAGGCCGATATGGACGATCTTTGAGCCGGGCTGCAAGTTGAGTGAGCTACAGCCGCCCTGCCCTGGCAGGGGATGCTTTTGAATGAACTTCATTTCATTTCCTCTTAGAGTTTTCGCACTTGAAGCAGTGGCGGCCAGTCACGATGCCGACCTTGCATTGCGCGCATTTGCGCTCTTTGGAGACGGTTGGCGACACCGGCACGCACGGATCACCGTGCCAACCGAACGATTGATACGTGCCATACGAGCCATAGCTACGACCCATGCCGATCGAGGCGACGGCAGCAGACAGAAGACGCTTGCGCATCACAGAAAACCCCTTCCGAGTTCGTTATTGAGATAGGCCAGCACGCGACGGCCAAGGAAGGCCATGCACGGAACGGCCATCGAGTTGCCGAGCGCCTTGTAACGCGGACCATCGGCCGGGCGCGTCCACATGACGCCGTCCATATCGATGAAGTCGTCGCCGGGATTGGCGCGCGCCTTCGCCTGATTCGCAGCACTCACCATGCGAACGGGAACGTCCGTATATCCATCGGGGAAGCCCTGCAGGCGCTCGCACTCCATCGGCACGAGGCGACGTACGCGCATGCCATGCAGGATCGGATTGATGACGCCGCCATTGTTGCCAGCGGTCGCGCCGTTCGAGTTGTGCCATGACGACGTGAGCGTGTCCGCCACCGGCACGATGGGCTGGCCGCGCCCTGTGCCGTCCTCGCTCGCGTCAAAGCCTTCAGCCTTGAGCGTGTGCGTGATATCGCCGGTAACGCAGACGTTCCACGGCTTGGCCGTCTCCAGCGTTCCGACCTGCTCAACCGACACGGGCGGCACACGGCCATAGCCGCGACCATCGTCACCACGGAAACGGTCCTGAAACGCCATAGCGATGCCGTGCTGCGCGCCAGCCTGCAACGTGAACATCGGGTCGCCGTCCGAGCCAATTCCCAGCCCTGCGCGCGGATCAGTCGTGCTCACGCCGGTACGCTTGCCAATTTCCAGCAGAGGGATTGCGATAGCCACGCACGGCGCCGCATCGCCCTTTCCTGTCTCGCCCGCCTGCGCAGTCAGGGCACTGACGATATCGCCCATATCGCCGCGACCGTTGCGCCCTATGCGCGGCTGGAAGGCGTACACGATCGGCGCTTCGTGGTTGCATGTCAGCGTCGGCGAGCGGTCCTCGGCAATCTCGGCACCCGCCTGCCCGTGCGCCATACACAACACCAACGGGTCGATACCATCGCCGCGGGGACGTTCAACTGAACGGGTAACAGGCGGGGCGATCATCGGAATCAGGCGGCCATCCTTCGCGTCGTTTTCATCCGCACCGCCGCGCATCGTGTCCAGCGTTCCCGTCACAGGCTGCAGCCCACCTGCTATGTCAAAGTCGGTTCCAAGCCCGCCACCGCCTGAAGTGCGCGCGCTAAGAGTTCCGGTAACGTCTTTCCCCGTGCTGCGGCTCGGCGGAGAATCCCTGCGCACGCCATCGAACTCAAAAAGTAATTTGGAGGGATCGAATCCCTTACGAGCACTTGCGACAACGAACACACGGCGGCGTCGTTGGGCCACTCCTGCATATTGGGCGTCCAAGATGCGCCATGCGATTGCTCTTTTGGGTCCAAACACACAACCAGCGTTCGCCCATTTTTTCCCTGCCGGGACGAGTTCGACATCTTCTCCGGCAAGCCCCGCAAGGAAGCATCCAAATGCGTTGGTCTTGTCGGAGAGGACACCGGGGACGTTTTCCCAGACCGCGATGGCGGGTTCAAGTCCAGATCGTCCGCGAATAAAGTCGATTGCATCCAACAGCCTCATGTAAGTCATGGTCAACTGGCCGCGCTCGTCATCGAGACCCTCGCGCAGGCCAGCAACAGAGAACGCTTGGCACGGCGTTCCGCCTACCAATACGTCAGGGGCCGCGACCAAGCCGGTAAGCACCTGGCGGGCGATATAGCGCATGTCGCCGAGATTCGGGACATGCGGATAGTGGTGTTTGAGCACAGCGCTGGTGAATGCTTCGATCTCCGAGAACCATGCGGCTTTCATTCCGAGCGGCTCCCACGCCACGCTCGCCGCTTCGATCCCGCTGCACACCGACCCATACGTCAAGGGAGTCATTTCTTCGTCTTTCCTTCGTGCCTGATTGCTTTCTTCAATTCGGATGAAGCAATCTCTGCGGCCCTGTCGCCATGCTTCGCGCGCACGCTTTCGATGATTGCTTCGCTCAGGCGATGGTCCCGGCCCTTACTGGCCGCCACAGCCTTGTTAAACCGCGCTAAGCACTCCTCACGGTGCGAATCCCACTTCGCTTCTCTTGCCGCCACTTCCGGGGAAGTGCCGGGCTTACCAAACAAGTCCATGCCGTTACCTCATTGCGTTCTGCTTTAAGCGCAGATCGCTAGGCGCAAAAAAGCAGCCGTACGCAATCGCTCGATTTCGTCCATGCCAATACTGCGTGTCCGAAAATTAGCCTTGACAGATTCTGTACATGAGGCAGAATACGGACATCCTCAACGGACACCCCAGGAGCAAAAAAATGAGCCGAACTTTTGTGTATGCCCGCGTCAGTACCGCCGACCAGACAACCGAGAACCAAGTGCTGGAAGTAAGCGGCGCTGGCTTCCAAGTAGAGAGCCATCGCGTCGTCAGCGAGTGCGTCAGCGGCAGCGTCCCCGCTAGTGAGCGCGCTGGATTCAGGAAGCTTCTGGACCGTCTTGAGCAAGGTGACGTTCTCATAGTCACGAAGCTCGACCGGCTTGGCCGTAACGCCATGGACGTGCGACAGACCGTTGAAAAGCTCGCTGAAACGGGCGTCAGGGTCCACTGCCTCGCCCTCGGCGGCATTGACCTCACTAGCCCAGCCGGAAAGATGACCATGGGCGTCATCACGGCGGTCGCTGAATTTGAACGGGACCTGATTATTGAAAGGACTCAGGCAGGGCTCGCTCGCGCGAAGGCAGAGGGAAAGACGCTCGGACGTAAGCCTGCCCTCACCGACGAACAGAAAGGGATCGCTCGCCAGCGCCGCGACCAAGGCGTCACTGTGAGCGAGATTGCCCGGGACCTCGGCACCACGCGCCAGACCGTCTTGCGCGCTCTCGTTTGATTTATCAGCCAATCTTTACCCCTTGCTGCTGATGCACAATGATCGTGGCAGCCGGGGGAGTCTTACCGCCCCCGTTGCCGCCTTCCGTTTCCATCCCCCACGCCCGCCGCTCGCCTTCCTGCACGATCTTCATTGCCTCTGAGACCGTCTTTGCGTAGCGCGCAGTTTCCACCGCGTTCTTCTTTCCTGCTGCCCGGATGGCGTCATACACCAGCTTCCGGACGTGGTCCCACTCAATCCTCTGCCGCTCAATCACCTTCGCCCGTTTGGCGACTGCCGCGTCCTCTGCAATCTGCCCAGCCTGCTCAGGCGACGATCCGGGCGGGATGATCGGCAACTCCCTGTCATGCGCCGGCCGTTCGGTGAGCTTTTCCGGGGTCATGTAAACCGGTAATGCCTGGCTCTCGCCCTCACGGGGAATTTCTGTAACTTTTGAATCCGCTGCTGCATGGGCTTTAGCCTCAATCACTCCCATGTCCAAGCGCTTCTGCCACTTGTCCTTAACGGAGCGTTGACGCACGCACTGCCTTGTCACGCCTAGCTGCTCGGCTATTTCAGCGAACGTGATGACTGGGTCACTCTCCCAAAGAGTGCGCACCAATACCCACTGTTCCTTATTTACCGGGTTTCCCGCCATGCTTCCGCCGTTGTCAATTGCATTGTCGGTAACCAGTTTCGGGTCACGACAACGGCAACGGGCGACAACAGACGTAAACGAGAACGGGCTCTGCCCGACAACTTTCCCTTATCGAGCGGCAGAAAGTGTGTGAATGCTAACGACAACGGTTTTCTTCGTCAAGCGCAGATTCTGATTGACTGGCCCTATCCTCAACTGCAGAATGCCTCCTCACAGCAGCTACCCAGTCATCGCAATGAACCACACCGCAATCGTCGTATTTGTAGCGTTCTTGGGCCTGTCCGCCATATGTGTGGGCGCAGCGCTCTACCTTGTGACGCGGGGCACTCAGGGCGTGTGCAACAGAGTTCGTTGATTTATGTAACTTTCTGCTTGACGAGCATATGCGTCTTAGGCAGAATCACTACATCGCACCACACCACTGAACGGAGACTCCCCATGAATAAGCCCGTCGCAACCGTAGCAGCCGTGTCCTCCAGCATTCACCGTCAGGCCGCTATCAAGCTCGGCAGACATTTCAAGTGCTCGCCAGAGAAGGCGCTTGAACGTGCTGGCCGTCCTGCAGCGAAGTACGCCATCTATCGCGTGGCTCTCTCCAATCTCGTTGATTCGATGATTACCGAGACACTGCAGCGCGTGGAAACGAATCAAGTGCATTTCACCGTTGCGCCCGGCCACTGGAGCGCGGCACCGAACGCCGACAAGCACGTGAACGCGACGCTCGGAAAGATTTTCGGCTTGACCGTCTGCTACTGGACACCGAAAGCGGGAGTCTCGGCATGAAACAAGCCCTCCTGAACGCGTTTTACATCGGCTTCACGGGCTCGGTGCTCGGTTCCTTCCTCTACGGCGCGCTGTTCGTTGGCGTGGCCCACCTGACGCATTGAGGCACGGCATGACTCTCAACTTCGCAGCGATCAACAAAAAGCGCCAGACGGCGATGGCATCGGCAGAGAACGCGTTCATCAACAGCGAAGCGCGTCTCGCGAACGAATTGCAGGCTGCGACTGGCTGCACGCGGACCGCAGCACTGATGGCGGCGAAGGCTGCGATGCGTCATTGCACCGTGGACGCTCGCGGCTGGGCCGAACTAAACGCTCGCATTGAGTCGCCCACCCTGACGATTCGCTGCACGACTAACCCGCGCTTCGCTGAAAACTGGAGCGATCCGGTCCAAGTTCGCGAGCGCTGCGATGAGTTGAATCGCGAACTCGACCACCCGGCGTATTTTGTCGCCTAAGAATCTGCGCCAGAAGTAGATTTTTCCCTTCCAACCCTGTAGGAGAAGCACAATGTCCGCAATTTCGAAGTTTTTCGATCTGTTCCGCGACGCTTGCCCCGAGCGGGAAAGCAAAAAGCGCCTCACGCACGCAAAGCTGACGCTGCTCGAAGCCGAATGCAATCTCGACTACTACTCGGCGAACGTCGCGATGCTCAAAGCACGCATTGTCCGACTGGAATCCGAACTGAAAGGCGCTGCTGCTGAATCGCGCCCGGAGCGCACGTCCATTCAAGCGCCTCACCCGAGCCCGAGCTACACCGCAACGGGCGAGTTGGCACCCGAGCGCGCGAAGCGCGGCCAGAGGCTCAGTGCGCTGGCGTGATGCGCGTCGATCTTCTCTCCAGCGAGAACGTCCTGACCCTCGTCGTTGAGGGTCACGTCGAACTCTCCCAAGCAGAAGCAGCGGCGCGCGTCGAAGGCTATGACGACTACCCGCCCTTCCAACACGGCTTCATGCGCTTTTCCGATGTTCCGGAAGGCGAAGACGCGGATTGGTGGCGTGAGCCGTGTGCTGAAACTGACGAAGGCTCTGAGCCCGTCACGTACACACAAAAAGGATGGTAACCATGAACGGACGCAGAAGAGAGCAGTTCCACGGCTTGTATCCCGGCCCCTACAAGGTCGCAGGACGTTTCCGTGCCGATATCGCGATCACGGCTGAAGGGCCGGAAGGCCCGGTTGTCGTTGCGCGCATCCCGACCACGAAAGTCATCGACGCAGAGGCGCAGTCCAAAGCGTACGCGGCGATTCCCGACATGATCGCCGTTCTCCGCTCTGTCGCGCAGGACGCGACGGTCAGTTTGGATGTCCGCGTTGATGCGCTGGCCGCCCTCACAGCCGCAGGAATAGAACCGTGAAGTTGAACGGTTGCCACAACTTGCCGCGCATAGGAGATCCGTTGCTCGTACAGGACGGCTGGTTCCATATGAATTACATGGGCCAGCCTACCCGCCTGCCGCGCATGGTCCTCATCCCTTTCGTCAACTCCCTCGAATGTCGGTACGAAAAGAATTTTACCGACCCGGGCTGTACGGATTGCATCCATGCCAAGCAGTAAATCACACGCCAGCGTCTACATGCGCGGGCTTTATGACGGCCTTAAAGAAGGAATGAGCAGCGAAATGACGCCCACGAAACATAAACTCGCGCTCGAAGGCATGAGCACGATCTGCAAGAAGATTTTCGAGTTCGTGCCGCAGCAAGAGGCGTGGACCGCGAGCAAGATTTTGACCTCCATGTCCCGCACGAGCAGCACGCGCCCGGATATGAAGGCGCTCGAAGGCTGCCTCAACAGCCTGAAGGAAGCCGGGCTTGTCAAAGAGGTTGAGCGCGGCCTGTTCCAGCGCATCGTCCCGCGGGCTTCAGTTCCGCTCGCCGTGCCCAAGCTGAACTCCGATGCCCTGGTGGAAGAGAAGCCGTCGGGGATCGGCGACATTCACGCAACAGTGCCCGTCGATCGTGACGCGGTTGTCGCGGCGCTCGAACTCGAACCCAGCACGCCCGCCGACTCCTTTGGCGGGATTGCCACAGCGCTTCGCCTGAAGGGTCAATCGCTCATCCGGCTCGCCGACGAAATCGAAAGCGCAGCGTTGGTGTTCGAGCAGCAAATCGAAGACAGCGAGAAGCGTCTCGCTCGCTTCAATCAGCTCAAGGCACTCCTCACAGAAGCGTGATCGCCCGCCCCGTTCGCGGGGCACTTCCCCATATTTAACAAGGCTTTTTCCAATGACAAATGAACTGAAGCAAGCGAACTCGGCACCGTGGGCGCGCACCGAAGAACCCGTCGTAACGCAGACGAGCAAAGATGAATCGCGGGTAACGCATCCGTGCTTCGGGCAGATCGGCGCGTCACGCGTGAGCGGCGGAACCTTCCTGTACGGCTCGGACTTTCAGCACAACGCGTTCGTTCGAATCACCATCCGCGAGTCGGACATGCGTCGCAACCTATCGACCGACTGGCCCCATGGCGGCAAGGAACTGGTCGAAGTCGATTTGTCTGAATCGCAATGGGCGGAATTCGTGAGCGCGATGAACATTGGCTTCGGCTCGCAATGCACGATTCGCCATGTTGAACATGAGTTTCGTCCCGGGCTGCCCCGGCCCGCTCGCCGTTCGCAGCAGTTCGCGAAGGAAGCAGCGGACGACATGCGCGAGTCGCTGGAAGCGCTGGCTGACCTCACCGCGACGATCAACGAACTGAAAATCTCCGAGAAGCAGAAAGCGCTGCTGCGCGGCAAGGTGCGCTCGTCTGAGGCTGCACTGACTTCTGGCCTGCCGTTCGTCGCGAAGCTGTTCCAAGAGCACATGGAAACCACGGTATCTAAAGCGAAACTGGAGATCAACGCCTACGGTTCGGGCCTGATTCGCAATGCCGGGCTCCAAGCGCTTGCGAAAGAAGTGCCTCCCGCGATCACGTACGAACAGGGCGAATAAGCCATGGCCGACCGCCTCGATCTTACGAAGTGTCCAATCACCGGAATACGTCACAGGGCCAAAGCGATTATCGACGCGGTCGCGACCGGCACTCACCCGCTGAAGCTCGGCGGCCAGATCATGAAATCCATGGAAGGCAGCGCGATATCGGTCCCCGTTGGACCGCATTACCGGCTCCTCTTCACGTCCGAGACACTGAGGCCAGTCTGTTTTCTGACTCACGAGCAGTACAACAAAAAGCTTCGCAATCCAATCAAGCAGTAGAACCCCTTATCCATAAAGGATTTTTCATGAGCAACGTTATCGACCTTTCCGCAGCAACGCCCGGCTCGCGCGCCGTCATCGAAGAGAAGAGGCACAACGAGACGGTGACGACCACCGCGCTCCAGCAGCTTCTGGCGATCCTCGGACAGGGTCTCTCGACCGAAGCGCCGGCAGAGCAGCGGGCGGCCGTCGAACTCATTCAGATGGAAGGCATGGCGATCGCAGTTGAATACCTGGCGCAGCAGTGCGGCATCGGCGAGCACGACGCGGTCAAGGCGCTTCGCGGCCAGATCATCGAAGAAAACGCCTCCCGTGTTCGCGCATACAACGCAGCAAACGGCCTGTAATTCGCCTTATTTAACAAGAGAAAACGATGGAAAAAGAAACCCTTAACATCGCCATCGGATACGCGCCAGAGGCCACCGCAGAGAACGCGGGCGCGATCCGCACGGCCCTCCTCATGGGATTCATCCAGCTTTCGCAGAAGTTCCCTGAGTCCGTGCTTGAGCCGCGCATGGCTCGCATGGCCCTGCAGTGGATTCCACCAGACGAGGACAGCCCTATCGTCCTGGAGGGCCTGCGCGAACGCCTGCTGGCCCCTCGCACGGCCATGCGCGACGAGAATGGCTGGCTCTCTCATGATGCGATCCCGGTTTGCGACGAAGGAACGAACATCGCGTCGTTCCTTCAAGCCTTCGGTCTCGAAGTCCATATCGGCTCGATGGAAAACGAGAACGACGCATTCGCCACGCGCTATCACGAGGAAGCTCTCGACCACTGCCTTGATTGGAGCCCGATCTATCCCGTAGGCAACGGCTGGGTCCTCCTCGAAATCTATATGGGCGAGGACGATTGCTATTCTCTCTTCGTCCGTTGCGCGTACGCCGCCGAGAAAGAGCGGAAAGAGCGGGACCGCGCAGCGCGCCGGGCATTGCGGGGAACCATCCTCGAGAACGCGCCAGTCAACAGCATCGACGCCTAATGCTCAGCCTCGTTCGCCTCACTGAACAAGCGCGCGTGCTGGCTGGCGACGAGTCGGTTAGCTGCGCGATCGTCGGGCATGACTGGCAATCCGCAGGCGGCCGCCAGTGCCCGAAAGATCGGTGCGGATGCTCGCAAACGGTCTATGTCTGCCGCCGTTGCGAGGACCAGGACTACGGCGAGCGGGGCGGACCGGCTCACCGGGAATGCTTCACGGATTGCAAACAACCTCGCGCATAACCTCTCCCCATGACCACCCCGCTTCGGCGGGGTTTTTTGCGTCTTGAATTCTGTAAATTTCAATTGCGTTCTGCGGTCCGCGCAGATATTATTCTTTCGTTGCCGCAGATTCCCTTAATGTACCGAGGAAAACGTGAAAGACCCTGACATCCAAGCCCTTGCGCTCAAGCACGGGCTCCCCGTGACTCACGCATACGATCACCCGTGGGCATACGCTGACGCCGTCATGGCGTTCGGACGCGACCTGGCGGCCGGCCTTGTCGCCGATGGCACATCAATGCCCGCCGTGCCGACTTCCATCTTCTCGCATCCGAAGCTGGGCGAAATGTGGCAAAGGCTCGACCTGCAACTTTACGCAGTCAAGTACGCGAAGCAGCAAGACGCCGCGCTCGACGCCATGACGCGCATGTTCCACGACGCCGTCCAGTGCCTTTCCGCGATCGATGAGGCACTTGGTATCGACCCGGACGACGCGGGCGGCGCTGAACCGATTCTGGAGGCTATCAAGGACCTGAAGATCCACCCGGAACATGCAGCGCTGGATGCGTGGTGGGTCACGAGCCTGAATGAGTTTTGGGGCAACGGCACGCAGAACGATGATACCCGCCGCGCCGCTAAGGTCGCGTGCAACATGGCCGCTCAACTGCACGCCGGGCCGGATGCCGACCGCCGCGACGCATTCGAAGCCATTTACCCTATTCCGAATCAGTGCATCCGTGTCGGCGAAGGCTATGCCGCAACGGCGCATGGCGCGTGGCAAGCGCACACATTCATCGCCCGCTGGGAAGGCTTCAAGGCATGCGCATTACGCGCTGACCCGCCGAAGTCTGAATGCGCAGCACGCAGGCAAGGCACTGCAGGCGGGAACGCGCCAGCCGAATGCGATTGGCCCGCTTGCGACTGCGACCCGAAGACGGCCAAGGTAATCGACGCTCTGCACGACTCGCACCAACTGGCGATGACGCAAGCCCAGTCCGACGTGTTGCGCGAACGCTCCGAGCAGTGCACGCGCGAAGGCTTCACTCCGTACAACGATGACGCGCTCGAACCCGGAGAACTCGCAATGGCCGCTATCTCCTATGCCCGCACCGCAGGCAAAGACTGGATTTTCTCTGTCGTGCCTATCACGTGGCCGTGGAACGTCTCATGGTGGAAGCCGAAGGACAAGCGCCGCAACCTTGTGAAGGCCGCCGCGCTGCTGATCGCCGAAATCGAGAAGCTCGACCGCCAGCCCGTTATTGGAGCAAAGTCATGAGCATCGAAATCCCTGAAATCGTCCTCGACAAGCTTTGGCAAGGCGCTTTCCTGTCTTCCTATCACCCGGACGGCGACCAGCGCTTCAAGCTGCTGAATTATGGTCGCTCCGTGGTCACAGAGTCCTTGGCGCGTCTGCCATCGCCATTTCAGGACCGCGTCCAGCCGTGGATGATGGCGTGCTTCGGCGAAATGATCGCGGGCGACCGCGAGGAGCGCAATCACCGCTTCATTGAGGAAGCCCTCGAACTCATTCAGGCGTGCGGATGCAGCGCGAGCGAGGCGCATCAGCTTGTCGATTACGTCTATGGCCGCCCGGTCGGCGAGAAGCATCAGGAGGTCGGCGGCGTAATGGTTACGCTGGCCGCGCTCTGTCTCGCGAACGATCTGGATATGCACGTGGACGGCGAAACGGAACTCGCCCGCGTCTGGACGATGGTGGAGAAGATCCGCGCGAAGCAAGCGGCCAAGCCGAAGCATTCTCCGCTGCCCGTTCACGTGTCGCAGAAGCCGACCGCTGGCCTACCGCAATGGTTCGAAACGTTCCTGACGAACGTCTGCGAAATCCCCGACCGTAACAGCCCTGAAGGCGAGCCTGACGCCATTGTTGCGACGCTTGACGAATTGCGCGCGTCAGCACTGAACGCAATCGAATCGCATTCCCCAGCGCAGTTCCTGTTCATTGCGATGGACGACGATGGCGCGGCGCATCCGACGTATTGCGCTGACCAGGCGGCCGTCAAAGCCGCGGTGCGCGACGCGATGTTCATGGCGGGCGAGATCGACCGTGATCATCAGAACCAAATCGACGGCGTCGTTGAGTCGCTGCTTGATTCCGGCGCCATGATCTTCGAAGGCGACCCGTCGCTCTACCTCTACAGGTTGCCCGCATGACTCAGTTTGCGATCCTATACAAGTGCGAAGAGGCCATCGCCCATGACAAGAGCGTCATGACGAAGAAGGGCACGCCCGCGTGGCTCACCGAGAGCGAGGGTTATTGGTGGGGCCAGCCGTTTTCCGACTTCTATACGCCGAAGGTTACCCGCGATTCGCCACCCAGCAGCGTGATCGTTTTTGCAACGCGCGAAGAGGCGATTGAGCAGTTCAAGGCGGCTCGTGAGGGTAACCACATTGGCGCTTGGTATCACACGCCGAGCGCCGAGTTCGAAGTGATCGAAGTGCGCCAGAAGTTTAAACAAATTCCCGATGGATACGAGGTAATCAAATGAGCATCACAGCCGAAAAGAAACCGAACAGCATCCCGGCCGCGATCGCCGCGATCCGCACGCTGGAGGCGAAGGGCTATACGTACCTGGAGGGCGCAGAACTATGGCGTCCCCCGCTCGGCCAAGCGCCCAAGCTGCCGCAGCAGAAGAACCGCACTGAGTTCATGAGCCGCATGGGCCAAATGGCGATGGACGGTAACTTCTGGACCTATCAAGGCGATGGCGAGGACTATCTTGAAAGCCTTACGTGCCCGGTAATCATCCATCCGCAGCGCTTGCTCGGCATGGTCAATGCAGCATCCGGCGCGAACATGGCCCTGCAACGCATTGGATCGCTTCTGAACCTGGCGGCGGGCTGCGACATAACCTCTGAAGCATACCCGCGCATCCGGGCGCTTGTGGACTCACACAAGATGCGCACGGGTTCCGCTTACCCGTTCGCCGACGTGGGAGCCGAACAATGAAATACATCGTGGTCACGATGCCCGACGAAAAGGGCGAAGAACAGGAAGCGATTTTCGTCTTCCCTCGTTCACTTAACCATGACGGAATGATGGAAGGAATTCAGTCCGTGCGTCGCGGCACGCCTCAGAACTGGAAACGCAATTGGGATGCTCACGCGATCGCCGCGGGCTTCGTCGTTAATGGCAAGTGCGTAGGCCATAGCGAGACCCTCGGACTTCAATCGCGCGGCTCAGTTGACGACATCCTTCTCAACGGAAATGGATTGGGCCACTAAATGCAGATTCGCTACGCAACACAAGCCGATTACGACGGCTGGCAGCAAATGGTTGCCGACTACATACCCGCGCTCGCGAACGTATGCCCGCGCGCATGGGCTCGCTTCAATGCCCCGAACCCGCGTGACTTTTGCGTAGTGGCGATTGAAGACGGCCAGCCGGTCGCATTCATGCAGTACACGTTCCACGATTTTCCCTTCGCGACAAAGCCGATCTGCTACATGGATTCGCTCTATGTGCGCCCTGAATTTCGCGGTCGCGGCATCGCCGGCATGTTGCTCGGCTACCTGACGAGTCTCGGCAAGGCACACGGCTGGGGCCGCGTCTACTGGGTGACCGAGAACAACAATCCGATCCGCCCGTTCTACGACAAGGTCGCGGCGCAGGGCTACGTGCGCTACAACCAGGACCTGTAATGCGCATCCATATTTCGTATGGCCCGGCGCGGAAGCAGCCGAAGCAAGGCGACCGCAGGGTGACGAAGAAACACGGCGAGCAGATCCGCGTGTTTCAGCGCTCGCAAGGCTGCTTTGTCTTCAGTAACGGGCGGCAATGCTACGAGTGGGTTCCGATCAGCGAGGCCGCACGGCACTTCGCGGACCACCACTGGACCAAAGAGGAGCGGGAGAAGTATGCAAATCAAACGAATTGAAGGCGAGACGCGGGCGCTCGGCGCTCCAGTGGGCTGGGATGGCAGCTATGGCGAATGCAACGCCCTGCCAATCCGCGACGTAATGACCCAAAACGGCCCGTTCATGGTCTCCGCGTGGGAGCCGACGGAAGAGGAACTGGAAGCACTGAAGAACGGCGCCACGCTCAAGCTGTGGATCGCTGGCCGCATTCACCCCGTCGTCACCGTATCGGTAGGCGACATAGAAGAAACTCAATACGGAGTCGCGTTGTGAGCAAAGTTTTCATCGGCAAGGAATACGCATACCACGTCAAGCTGCTGCAGCTTATCCGCTGCGCACAAGAGGACGGCATCATCCTCACGATCGGCCATCAGGCCCGCAAACCGCTCTCCATGGGCAACTTCGATTCGGTGCCTGGCGTTCGCTACTCGCGTGAAGCGCAACTCACGAAGCTGTGGATGCTCAACATCGAAGGGCCCGACGATATCGTGGCCGCGCCCTCGTTCCTCGAAGCCGTGAAGGTGCGCGATGAATTCAATGCGTACTGGCGTGAAGTGAAGGCACGCCACTCGGACCCGGACAGTTTCCCGGTTCTGCACGCCGTGATTCAAGAGTGGGACGACAGTCCCGAATTGCACGCCATCAGCGCCAACTTTCACTGGGGCGACTATCTCTGCTATGACGTGGCGCTCGTGGCCATGATCGAAGCCAAGCGCGCATGAACAAAACCAGCGAACGCATGCTGTCGGCGATCGCAATGATTCGGGCCGGGGAGAAGGTCCCCGCCGCGGCGAAATTCTGCAAGCTCACGCATGTTGCAATCTACGTCTCACCGCTCTACGCAGAGATATGCGCCGAGCGGCGCGCGGCAGGCATCGAGGTTCGTCACGCAAAGCACCGCCGGCGACCGAAGCCATGAACAAAGCCCGGGAAACCGGGCTTTGTTGTTTCTGCAGGCTACGATCCAGTGCTCCCGAAACCACCAGAGCCGCGCGCTGTGTCCGTCAACTCCTCTACAACCACGAACTGCACCTGGTCGGCACGCTCAAGCCGAGCCTGCGCGATCCGATCACCGCCATTGATATGCCCGCGCACGTCGCCATCGCAACGCAGCGCAACCTTGACCTCACCACGGTAGTCCGAATCAATCTGCCCTACGCAGTTCGAGAGACGTATCGCTTTCGCGAATCCGTGGCCGCTGCGGCTGTAGATCGACATCACCCAGCCGGGCGGCACTTCGAACGCGAGCCCTGTGCGAAAAATGCATGCATGCTTATCCCCGGGATGCAACTCAAACGGCTCACCGGGAAGCGCCACCAGATCGAAACACGCTGCGCCGGCCGTGGCATATTCCGGAACGACCGCGCGCGGGTCCAGCTTTTTGATCTTCAGTTCCATGTTTCCTCGCGTAGAAATGGAGACGCCCGGGATCTCCGGGCGCCTTACTGCTTGGTGCGATACAGCGGTCCTACATCGACTTACAGGTGTTTGACGATGGCTTCCTTCAGCAGATGCCAGTCGCTGCCCGCGAGTCCAACAAGACCTTCGATCTCTTCTTTGACCTTGCTGAACAGCGTATCCGCCCTCGAATAAACACTGTCGGTCATGTTTTTAGCTTCAGCCTCGATGCCCGGTGCAGCGTCAGCGGCTTCCGTAGCGCCTTGAGCGGCTGCGTCGATCACTTGGGCGGCAACACCACCAACTTCCGTCGCGCCGACCACTGCGGCCGCTACAGCGCCGCTCGTTGCGTCAGCAGTTTGAACTGCAGCGACATCGCCTTCGACCGCGCCAGCGGCTTGTTGAATCGTATCCATGCTTAGGAATCCTAGAGAGTCATTAGAAAGGTTTGCATGCGTACGCAGCATGCGAGAGCGGCCTAATACTATGGCGTCTCTTTGGCATCTAGCATCCAAAGGCGTATGGGGTAACGCAAAGGCTAGATCCCCTCAAGTGTGCCCGCTGATCCCTTGCTTGGCTTTTAGGTCGTGGCCTGCCGGAGTCGAACCGACACAACTGGGCACGCTTGAAGGTGCTGGTTACTTTCCACCAGCAAGTCAGGTGCGCCTCACGGCGTTACCACTGGCGGCTGCGAAGTCGCCTTACACTACGGGTTCTAAATTCTGGCGGAAGGACCAGGACTTCGCACCACCCAATCATTCCAACTGCGTTGCGCCGCAGGGCGTTTGACGAAGCCAGCCGGTTCGCGAGATACGGCACGAACGCCGTAGAGTTTATGTCTCGTCATAACTCACAAGAACGAATAGACATGCTGGGCTTTGATTCCCCCACCGGTCTATCAGCGTGCCCCGGAATTCTGGCCGCAAGGGAAGGATTCGAACCTCCGACGCACAGCTTTTCAAGCTGCCGCTCTACCACCTGAGCTACCCGGCGAAAACTTGTGAACCGTATAGCCGGGACCACGCTGCGTTTTTCGTTGCTCCAGACTCTCACTGGTCTCCCCGCCTGCTACGGGTTCCGTAAGGCTCCGATTTATGGGCTTCGTGGTTACGGACATCCGGCATAT